ATTGAGTGTCGTTGATTTGATCTTGTGAGCCTAAACCACCACCGTCAAGTATAGATGCTCCGTAGTTTTCAAACTCATCAGATGGGTTAGAGAAGTGGATAAAGGGTATACTTAGTGGTTGGCCATCTTCATCAACATAGGGTATAGCTACAGGTTCAGTACCTGCTGGTTGAACACCTGCTTGTGTACCTGCTGTAGTATAGCCACTAGCTATGTCATCAGCTACAACAAAAGGTAGCCAGTTACCTAGACCATTTGCTAGATAGCGTTCGATACCACCTTCATAGTAAACTGTACGTCTCTTACCAATTGGGCTATCCCATTCCTTAACGGCGTATAGCATTTCACCATAAGCATCGTAGCCTATGAACACTCCTGTAAAACCATCCCACCACTTTTCTCTATGGATTATTATCTTTTCTTTTTCATAGTTGTACTCAACCATGAGACAGAAGTTTCCATCCCGTATAGTGTTACGATGTGTACGTTGCTGTAAGTCATCAAACTTAGACTTCTGCCAGAACATGTTTATCCAAGTTTGTGTACTATCATCTTTACACAGTATACCCTTTAGTTCAAGTCGATCAGCATGTTCACTGAGGATTTGTCCACAAACGTTATCGCAATACTCGTGGCCTAAAACACCTTCCATCATTCTCTGTTGATCCATAGTTAAGGTAACATCTTGTCTACCCATAGCATAGTTTCTAAAGTTTATGATGTTTCTAAAAGAGTTTAGTGTCTCAGTACGATCAACCGTTAGCTGCTCGTTTATATCTGTAACGTTTGTTCGGAGCTTTCCCAACATCTTTTTTCTCGCGCCTTGTGCGGGGTTTGAAAGATCTTGCTGTTTCGATTTTCGTGTTATAGCTATACGTTTGCCCGTCGAAGTCTTCAGGATTGCCATAGTAGTCTACCTCTATAAAATCATTATCATCTAGGATCTCAGCCAGAGTATAGCCCTGAGAGTTTCTTTCTCTCATGTCCATATCTTCTCCACTAAACCCTACAGTGTCAAAGTCCTCTCCGGGTAGTTCATCAATTTCTAGCGCAATCTCTGAGAACGCATCAGCACTAGCGTCTACTTGGTCCTTCTTAGTATTAGGACCGCCGGGAAATACCCTTAACTCTTCGATGTATGGAGGTATCCAAGATACGTATTCTCCGTCTTCACCTTTCTCAAGTACATCTTCCCCAGTAAACACTAGCCTTACTAGTCCTGCATTTACGTAGTTAGAATATGGATCGGCTCTAGTTGGTTTGTCTTCATTAGGCACATGCTTGAAGATGATAATGAAACCTTTAAGAAGCTTTCTAAACATTACAGCTTGATCTTTACCAGCCCCACCTGGGTCAATAGCAAACCTAATGTTTACGTTCTTATATTTTCTTCTGTCTTCTTTAGCAGCGTAACGTATCTTTTTGTTTCTAAGATCCGTGTTATCTCTAAACCTTAGTACATCAATGATATACACATAGTCGTCATCACCCAGTCCCATTAAGACACCTACAGTCCAGTCACCATCTTCTGTAGAAGCTATATCCCATGCTCTACAGTATTTGATGATAGTGACGCCCATAGGTATCTTCTTGATAACCCTTAGAGATTTGATAGAGAAGAAGTTGCCTTCTTCTTTAGATGGCTTTCCTTGGAACTGTGAGAGCCATACAGCGGGGTTTCGCTTCATTTCGCGATAATACCCGGCTTGTCGTGATTTTCTGGGAGAGAGGTATTCACCTATCTTCCGTTTCATAGGGTCTGGACCACCGACTTCCATGCGTTCGTCGCCGTCCCACTCTGCCCTATAGGATACAAGTTCCCAAACTCCACCGTGGTACTGTAGACCCTCTTCTCTAATAAGCTGCCCTACAAAATCGTCATCGTCATATCTGTGAAACATAACTATAACGTTTGCATTATCATCAATACGAACCTTAGCACCTTTAGCCCAGAAATCCCAAACGTTTTTACGTATCAATGCAGAAGCTGCTTGTTGTGGACTAGCGTATGGGTCGTCAATAATTAAATGGTCTGCACCACGACCAACGAACCCTGTTTGTAACCCTAGAGCTATTAGTGACCATTGGCTGTCATTGTATTTACGTCTAGCTACTGTAGAGAACTTTTCATCTGAGCATTTTGTAGGTATCCTAGTGTCTGCTTCCGGAAACATCTCTTTGTAGTCAGCACCTTGCATGATGACTTTATTGACACCAGTAAACTCTCTAGAGTGATCAATGTTATAACCAGCTAGCGCAACTCTTGTAGTAGGGTCATCACCTATTAGGTAAGAGGGTAAACGCTGTGATACTACAATAGATCCTCCGTGCTGTGGTGGTTTGTGTATAAGTACTCTTTGGCCTTTTTGGTGGGTAAGTTTTTCTAGCCGTCGGCACATGTGGTTTTGCCAAGGCTCTAGGATTAACTTGGAGGTTTCTTCTACATAAGTAGAAAGAGGTAAACGACGTGGTGTATGTCGAGTTCCTGCAACATTTGTATCTGGACTTAACTGTGTGGTTAACTCTCTAATGGCTGTTTCTAGTAGAGTATCTCCATCCATTAGATCGAGCATCCTACTGTATGCCATGAGACTGCTCCTGAAAAGTATTGTGTGGTGGTGTTTAAAAACAGTAGAGACTATAGGGCTATAATCTCTACTGAGTATTACTAAGGAGTAAAGGAGTGTAAACTCCTGAGTAATCCTTATACTGCTGTTGGTGGTGGTAAAGCAGACCCTACGAGAGATGCAGCTTCATTTTGAACATAAGCCATAAGTCCATTAACCAGAGGACTGATCATAGAGTTTATAGCCATGTCTGCAAACGATGCTAGGAATGGGTTTCCTCCAAGTGCTGCGTTGATGAAGTCATCAACATGGGCTGTAACAAACGACTGTATAGTTGAGCTGTTCACTGTAGACTGAGTTGTTACCCACTTGTCTATAGATTGTGTGACAGAGTTCCAGATCTTAGTCTGCCACTGTGAACCAAAGAGTTGAGATACTGCCCATTTCTCAAAACCATTAAGTTTCAGTTTCAGTAGAGGGTTTGCGGTTGGGGTTGCCATTGTGGTTATTACTCTTCATTCTGCCCATTGTCTTCAGTACCGGGCTTAGGTTTAGTATACGGTTCCTCAACTTTAGGTACCGTAAAGGTTGCTTCATCTACATCTTCTATTCTAAAGTGCGTGATAGAGATGTTCACTGATGCGTGACGTTCTAGTAGGTCACTCTGGCTATCTTTACCTGAATGACCGTAGGCTGTAACGTCTACACCTGTATTACCCCAAGACTGATCCTTAGATAGTTCTGAGATAATACAGTATTTAGCATTTTCCTGTTGTGCTTGATAACTAGGCATAGCAAGTATCTGTGCGAGCACAGCAAGACGCGGACCTTTCGAGCGAATTGACCAAGACATTGTGGTGGCCCTTTCTCTGGGAGTAAATTATGCTAGCCTCTTGGTTAGAAGAGGCTAGACTTGTGTCTAAGTAGATCCACTTTTCCAACTGATGTAACCGACTACATCACCTGATGCAGCGGATACGTTATCTGTGTCAGCATAACCTTTAGATAGAGAGTAACCAAATCCTTCTATAAAAAGGATGGCTTGTCCTAACTTAAGGGTGTCTGAAGTGGTTGAAGTAGCGGGAAGTTCAATTGTTATAACCGGGACATCAGTTCCACATACTGGAACTGTAGCCTTGTTATACAAGTGTAAGTATACAGGATAGGCTGCTTTATTGTAAAGCGACCAACCTGTAATGTATGTAGGTGCAGGAACTGTAGCCCCTGCTACTGTGAATGGTCCCTGTGGGATGAACTGCCCTGCTATAGGGCCATTTACTAGAAAGTTATCTAGTGTATTGCCTGACGAGTATTGTGCAATTACTTTTGCAAGGTTTGCAATGTCATACTTCTGTCCTGAGTTCATAGACTGTGCGCTTACAGATTTTACTTGCAGTATAGGCGCTGCAATAAAAACTGATGCTGCTATACATAGTCCTAGAACTAGTATAGACACTATCGGCGACCTGATATTCTTCATGCTAAAGTTTCCTTTCATTTGTGTCGGGCATATAGCAGCTAGGGATAGAGGTCCACAGTCTCTACTCTAGGTCTGTTTATATGCCCGTTTGATGGGTGAGGTTTGTTTTTGGCTACCACTTACCCCATCAAAGGTTATTTGCTGTCAATCCGACTATGTGTATTATATATAGTCGAAACTTTATTTAACTAATCATCTTCCAGTTCTATTGGTTCTGATTGTTTTGATTGTGCTGCTAGTCTAGCGTTTATAATAGCATTAGCCCTGTTTAGTTGACCTGCTTTAGCACTAGAGGCTGCACTGGGTTTAGGGTGATCACTAACAGGTAATGGTGGAGGGCTAATGGCTACAACACTTTTCTCTCTGCTATCACTTGAAGTACCTATGATGCTGTCTCTAGGTTTACTAATAAGACTACTCAAGCCTGTAGCTACATTAGATAGGAAGTCCATCTTCAGTGATACATCAATACCTGTCACTTTAAACTCTTCTAACAAGAGTTTAGCATCAGGTGTTAATCCTGCTTGATCCCTTTTGATGAGAATGTACTTCTCATTAACAGCGTTCATGAAATAACCTATACACTCTTTACATGTAGCTGCTATTCCAGTAATCAAAGCCATGGCTTGATCGGCTTTAATCATTGTCTTAAGATCACGTTCACGGTGGTGTGCAGTGTCTACAAGTCGTCTACGCTGTTCTGTAGCAATGTCTATCTGTTTCCATGTATGTTCTTGGTTTATGCCTTTACGATAGACATCCACTAACACCTTTAGAAAGTCTTCTGTTATTTCCCCATCGTCTGTTAACTTATCAGCCAAGCTAGTGATTAGGTTGTTTAGTTTCTTTCTAGTGTTGTAGTCTACATCAAAGCCTAGACCTTCCTTCAAAGTGTTGATACGTACATCTTGAAGGGCTATCTCATGGTTTAGGGATAGTAGGTCTGGATCATTTAATGCTCGTTGAAAGTCTGACTTCAAGTGTGAAGGCATACTCTCTGATGTTCTTAGGTGAGTAGCTCTAGGGTGTAGTGATCCTGTTAGTGCTTTACCCCCGTGCCTAAAACATCTGCCATTATCCATTATAGCCATAGACTGGCATCTAGCATTTTCTTGTGTTACAGGGTCTATTACGCCGGGGCGTCTAGAGTAGCATATAGGTTGTTGTTCATCATTGTAAGCAAAAACCCTTTTTCCATCTTCAGTGTAGGCCACAGGTGCATCACGTAGTTGTTTATCATTACGTTTGATGTACAATTTACCTATCTGTGCAGGTGTAATGTCTCGCTCTATTAGATGTTTACGTCTTCCGGGCGGAGCGTTCATATCCTTTAGTTGTTGTGGAGTGTAATTTCTTAGTGTTGCCATAGTGTTTAGATCCTTTTCGAGCAGGGCGACCGTCCTAATCGCCCTTACTCGCAGGGTATAGGGGACACTTCCATAAAGTTAAGGCCCGTAACTTCCTAGACTTCAGGCAATCAACGCTCTATACCCTGTGTACGACAACAGCCACCACCACTGTTGCCGCACATTATAGCAGAGCCAGCCTCTACTACGCTATCCATCTAGACTTCTCTTCGAGGTTTGGCTCTACAGTTTAGTGGAATGGCCCACATTTTTCTCTGGGAATGATTTATACTAGTAACCACTCACAGGATAACTAAAGTCTGTGTTAGATAGTAGTGGTCCTAGTACTACTACTAGATCACAATGTTCCTCAAACCACGATGCAGTGATGTGTTCTTCGCCGGGTCCATGTCCACCATAACTCTCAACGCTATGGTCATGAGTATCCATCCAAACGTGTCCAGTGTTGTCACCACCACGACCATTAGGGTAGTGGAAGCATACTCTCAGCAAGTTGTAGCTAGGGTCTGTAGGTGAGATTGTTGCAGCATCGTTATACTGTTGGCTGGAATTGATTACGTGGTGCTTAAACCCTTGATCTATAAGCCATTGTGCTTGAGTGTATGAACCGTCTGGTAGTCCTGCACTCTGAAGTATACCATGAGTAGAGTAGTCTGCTAGTGTACGGAACCATCCTGAACAGTCTATCCCAGAGAAACCTATGGTGCCAGACCCAAGGTTAGGGTCTTTACCTCCAAAAACATATCCTACATGAGCATCGTAAGCTTTTTGTTTGAAATTGGCAAACTCCATAAGGTCTATAGGTACATAGGTGAAACCTGCAAGCAATCCTGTGATAGCTTTCTTCAATGGTGTTTGAGTAGACATTGTTGGTGTATCCTTTGTGGTTGGGTGAAATAGATATCGTTCATCTAAACCGTAGGTGCCTATTGCTAGGCCAATTAGTCTTGTGATGGTTGTGGTACTACATCGTATGGTCTAGAGGTAGATGAGGTTCACCTTCAAAGTTTGGTGTGGGTTGTTTAGCTTTACAGGTTTCTGCTGAATGATCACCATACTGTAGATTATTGATTGGTTCTAGTATACTGTCAAGTATAGCCTTTTGTTTTTGAGTTAATGGGTTGTTCTTTAAGTATTCTCTGTCTGAGGTAGACAATATAAAAATACCGTACTCTTTAGGTTCTACTGGATAGGACCAGTGTTTAGTTGGGTTTTCCTTTTCATACTGTAGTCTTCGTAGTTCACCTACTAGGAAGTTAGCCAGTGTAGTGTCTGGTGTGTCTAGTTTAGTGTCAATGCCATGATAGTTAATGATTGCAGCTAGATCATCAACAAATGTTCGTTGGTTTGATGTTTCTGCATAACCTTTAGTCTGTGGTTCGTGATTACAATCACAGTACTGATTAGTATTATGGTTAGTGTCTAGACCTAAACCTATCCAATCTACTACAATGTAGTGAACAAACATGTTGCATAGCTTAAGGTGATGAGTGCCGGGTAGTAATTTGGCTACAGTCTTGTCTACTCCTAGTGGTAGGTCTTTCTTTAGTGAGCAGTTGCAGACTTTAGGTTGAGGTTGGGGTTCAGTGTTAGGGTTAGGGTTAGGGTTAGGTTCGGATTGCTGCCAGCCTATTGTTGATGTCGTTGATGTTGGACTATACACTGGACAATCTGTTTGGTGAGCAGAGTTTGGTGCATCAGACCAAGTTATTGGGGCTAGTTTGTGCATAGCTTTTACCCATTTTGATCTATGGTTTGGTTTACAGATGCAATTACTTATGTCAGTCATGGTGTTTGGTTTCCTTCGTTACGGGAGGGATTAGTTGTTAGACTAGAGTTTAGACTAGAGAAAGTTTGATAGTTGGAAATTTTACATATTTTTGTGATGAGGGTCATCCTAAACTCTAGTTTAGTAAAGATTTGGTGTATACTCTAGATGTATAAGGTTTTATTTATAAAATCCATCCTAAAGTCTAGAGTAAAGAACATTTCAACTATACCCTAGATAAGTATGGGACCTACCTGCCCTCCCGACCTTCATATGAAAAGGGGGATACCCCCACCATAGACTCTATAGTGACTGTAATATCATGCTAGAGTTTAGGCTAATCTCATGCTAATGTTTAGGGTAATTACTACGCATACTCACTGCATAGTTTAGGGTTAATTGGCCCTATGGTCTAGCTACTATAGTATATATACTATAGGACTAGCAAGGGCCAAACTCTACGGCGGGAAGGCTAGAGTTTAGGCTTAATTAGTCTAGAGTTTAGGGTAAATAGTGTCTCATATTTGTCTCAATGGGCTTGAAACAAATAACCAAACTAGAGTATAGTCTCATTAATCAAACCTAAACTCTAGAAAAATATTGATGGTTATACCACTCCAAACTATGCGCTATTTTGTCCTATCCACGAACTATCTACATGGTCCACCATGGCACTGCCGGCCTATCCTGCGCCTATCATGCCGGCCTATGATACGCTCAACAATCACTAGTCTACGACGACTAACCTATCGTTGTCAAGTCCGAATAATTCTAACGAATTATGAACAGTTATTGATAGTTATTGACACTCCATCTATGCGTCCATCCAAATGCCTCAATCTGTATTAAACTATCTCATATTCGTGTCACATTAACCCGTCAAACACCCGTCAATCAAGCCGGCATATCCTATAGCCTACTACTAACTAGACTATACGTTCTACCTACTAATCATACTATACACTCTAGTCTAGTTACTAATAACTATACTACACGTTCTATCTAATCTACTCACTATACTGTAGTGTCTAGTTATCTTCGCTAGTGTGTGACTACTACCGTAGTATAAAGTATGCACTAAACCCTATACTAGTTGTATGGTCACTACAGAGACATTACAGGCTATTCCTAAAAACCATGATATTGTACTCATTGTGTAATTTACTCTGTACAGACTAAACTAGACCGTATGGTCTACTACCCCATATTCACCCCATACCCTAACTAAGTGTAGACTATACACTAACTCTGCTCATTATCACACTACAATCAACGCACACATGCCTAAAAACCTACGTATAGGCAATCACTCCACAAAACCGCTATACCCGTCTCAAAACGCACTACAGGGCCGCGTAGAGCCATGTCCATAATCCTGCCTTATTCCACAAAATCCTACCCGACATATCCATTATGACCTATCCCATCTATAGCCCATCTATCCAGACAAAAAAAAAGACTGTACCGAAGTACAGTCTAATCTCTATTTTCGTCTCTCTCAAAAATCTACGCGGAAATCTCTACTAAGTCCCTTTTCAATCCAGTAGGGACCATGTACATACCTACTACCCCATTGTACTGACTAAACCATATCCCATTGTTCCTATGCAGACCATTCAGTTCGTAGACAAGCATTTTAGCTTGCTTAAGTCTAGTTACCTCCGCCAGTTTAGATCCATCAGGATTGAAAACGTTCCATGTTCTCACTTTCCCGCCTAGTGTCCGATACCCTACTGCCCATGTGTACTCTGATTTCATAATTCTATACCTTTCCTTAGAACCAATACTTACGTGGTTGCATTATCCAGACTAGCAAACACACTATTGCCAGTATGCATAGCATCCTAATTAGACACTCTGCTATGCTACCTGAAAGTAACCATTCCAACATTGCATTCACCACATCAGTTACCTCCCGAAAACCGAACAATACTAGTGATGTCAACTTGCACATCAGATTGATACCCTTTAGCTGTATTCACTACAAACTGTTCTGTAATATCACTTTCACGAAGTACCAATGCTACACTATAGTCTATTTGCGCTATGCAAGTAAATCTATCCGTATAACATTGGCTCATGTGATTGTAAAACGACTGAGCACATGTTACATGTGCAAACGTAAACTTTATAGTCATTTTGTTACCTTTGTTTCCTGCGGTTCTGAGCCGCTAAATTGTCAATGTGGCAGAATACCGGTTCAATACTGGTGTAGCTCGTCTATGCAAGCTACACGGTCATTCTAACACCATTCCACAATCTTTGTCAAGTCCACTTGGCGAACTATCCGAACATCCGCAAAAATGGCGGATATTTTTCTGGGAATGAATTATATGGTCCGCGTCCGATTGCGACCGGTCTATAGTTCAGACAAAAA